AAGTTTGCGACTCCTACTGATGCTCGTAAAACTGTTGCAAAAGTTAAGAAGATATCTAAACCGTTTGCAAGAAAAATTCAAATCTTAACTGTTGGAGAACAGCGTGCCAAAGTTATGGGTAAATCACAAGTCGCTGCAATTTTTAAAAGAGGCAAAGAGTCTATTAGAAGGAGTAGGAAAGCATGAATGATATAGAATTAATACCTAAAATACAAAAATTTATAAAAACGAATCATACTAACATTGCTGATGCAATGGTGGCGGGTGGTGTTGACAACATGGAAAAATATAAGTATATGTTAGGACAGGCACATGCCTACCAAATAGTATTACAGGAAATCTCTAACCTGCTAGAACCAAAGGAGCAAAAAATAGAAGATGACAACATTATCGAACTCGGAAAAGGAAGTCCCAAAACATAGGAACGCCTTACAAGAGAAATACGACAAAGAAAAAGAAAATAAACCAGAGGAAAAAGAACCTTTATCCCCTGATAATATACAAGATTTAGTATCAAAATTACCTCAACCATCTGGTTGGAGAATATTAGTATTACCTTTTACACCAAAAGAAAAAACAAAAGGTGGTATTATCATTGCACAAGAGTCCCTAGAAAAATTAAGAACCGCAACTAATTGTGGTTATGTAATTAAAATGGGGCCGCTATGTTATAATGATTCTGATAAATTTCCAACAGGACAATGGTGCAAAGAAGGTGATTGGGTTATCTTTGCTAGATATGCAGGCTCTAGATTACCTATTGAAGGTGGTGAAGTTAGACTACTAAATGATGATGAAGTGTTAGGAACTATTTCTGACCCAGAATCTGTATTGCATTATATTTAAGGAGGAGTAATGGCAGACGAAGAAAAAACAGTTGACATAGATACTTCTGGCCCAGGTGCAGAGGTAGAATTACCTATCGAAGAATCTACAGTTGACAAACAAGAAGATAAAACACCAGCGGAGGATAAGTCACATGAAAATGAACGTGAGACAAAACTTGAAGACGGTGGTAGCACCGATGACACATCTTCGGAATCTGATAAGCAATCTGATGTTCCAGTTCAAGAAGATAAACGTGAAACTAAAGAACAAAAAGATAAAAGATTTTCTGAAGAAGAAATAAAAAAATATGGTTTTAACGTAAAGCGAAGAATCAATAAAGAAGTTGCCAAGAGAAGAGAAGCCGAAAGACAACGAGATGAGGTTTCTGAATATACAAAAATAATCATGGCAGAGAGAGATAAGTTAAAAGGTAGACTTGAAAAATTAGATACTAACTATGTCTCTGAAGTTGAAACTAGAATCAAAGCTGGTGTACAAGCTGCAACGGCTAAATTAGCTAAGGCTAGAGAAGATAACGATATTAAATCTGAGATAGAAGCACAAAAAGAAATATCTAGATTAGGATACGAAGAGGCTAGACTAGCTGATTTAAAAGCATCACAAGTTAAAAAAGAATCAGACGTTCAAAAGTCAGAAGAACAACCTGTACCACAACAAAGACCCCCTATTGATGAGAAAACTCAAGAGTGGATAGATAATAATAAGTCTTGGTTTGGTAAGGTAAAAGGTATGACAGCAACGGCTTATGATATTCACGATGATCTTATGAGTGAAGGATATGAAGGTTCAAGCGATGATTACTTTAATGAATTAGATCGCAGATTAAGACTTGAATTCCCTTCTAAATTTGATAAAGTCGATGATTCAACTACAGAAAAAGCAAAACCTGCTCAAACTGTAGCTTCAGCTAAACGTCCAGCTGCAACAGGACGCAACAAAACTGTGTCACTCACACCCACAGAGGTAGCAATTGCTAGAAGAATTGGTGTGTCACTAGAAGATTATGCAAGAGAAAAATACGCGAAGGAGGGCAGAAGCATATGACAGATAAGGATATAAAAACCTCTCGCGCAAGCCAAAGTAGGCAAGCGGAAGAAAAACCAAAAGTTTGGACTCCACCCAACGCTCTGGAAGCACCACCTGCGCCAGACGGTTATAGACAGAGATGGCTGGCAACTGAAATAAGAGGCCAAGACAACTCTAATAATATAACTAACAAGTTAAGGGCTGGTTGGTCACTGGTTAGAGCAGATGCTTATCCAGGACAACATTATAACAGCCATACTGAAGGAAAATACGCAGGTATGATCGGAAGCGGAGGCCTTGTGCTGGCAAGGATACCAGAAGAGATTGCAAGACAACGTGATGAGTATTATGCACGTATGGCTCGTGAAAAAGACGAAGCAGTAAACAACGATCTTTTGAAGGAACAGCACCCAAGTATGCCTATTAATCAAGATAGGCAAACACGTGTAACCTTCGGTGGTACAAAGAAATAGTTCTTTTAACAATTTCTAAACCAACGAAACAAATATAGGAAAACAAAATGGCAAACGCAAACAGTCAAGGGTTTGGTTTAAAGGCAGCAATGAGAGTAGGTAACACACCTGCTATTCAAGGTCAGTCTAAATACCAAATAGATGCTGGTCATGGTGCTAATATATTTCAAGGTGAACCTGTAAAAGTAAACATCCATGCTTCAACTGGTGGTTATATAACTACCGCTGCTGCTGGAACTGCTATGGTTGGTGTGTTGAATGGTGTAACATACACAGATGCAACATCTAAAAAACCAACTTTTAGTAACTTTTTTCCAACAGGAACAACACCTGCGAATAGTGAAGACGTGACAGCATTCGTCAATGATGACCCTTTTCAAGAATACATCATTGCAACGGACGCTACGTTAGGTGGTTCAGTTGCTGCAAGACAATCCAAAGTTGGACAAACTTATGCAACAACAGCCGCTGCAGGTAGTACATCAACAGGATTATCATCTGTTCAACTAGGAATCTCAACAGCAGCAACAACTGCTAAACAATTGAGAGTAGTTAGAATAGCTGAAGATCCAGAAAACGAAGATCAAACAGCTGCAAATTGTTCAGTTATCGTAAAAGTTAACTTACATCAGTATCTAGTTGGATCTTTGGCAACAGGTATATAAGGAGAATAAATTATGGCTATATCACGATCACAGCTAGTTAAAGAACTAGAGCCAGGTTTAAATGCTTTATTCGGCCTGGAATACAAAAGATACGAGAACCAACATGCAGAGATTTATGATGTTGAAAATTCAGACAGAGCATTCGAAGAAGAAGTAATGCTTTCTGGATTTGCAAACGCGCAAGTCAAAGCAGAGGGTCAAGGTGTATCATTCGATGATGCTCAAGAGACTTTTACTTCTCGTTATAATCACGAAACCATAGCACTTGGATTCGCAATCACTGAAGAAGCGATTGAGGATAACTTGTATGACAGACTTGCGTCTAGATATACAAAGGCTTTAGCAAGATCTATGGCAAACACTAAGCAGGTAAAAGCTGCCGCTGTGTTGAACAACGCATTTAATGCTGCAAATGCAGGTGGAGATGGTAAGGAGTTATGCGCTACTGATCACCCAACTGTTGCAGGTTCATTTTCAAATGAGTTGGCAACTTCAGCAGACCTTAACGAAACATCATTAGAGCAAGCGTTAATTGACATTGCTCAGATGACAGACGAAAGAGGTCTTAAAATAGCAGCTAGAGGAGTGAAAATGATCATTCCTAGTGAACTTCAGTTTACTGCTGAAAGACTTATGAAGTCTGCAAACAGAACTGGAACTGCTGACAATGATATCAACGCAACAGTATCTATGGGAATGATTCCACAAGGATACGTAGTTAATAACTTTTTAACTGACCCAGATGCGTTCTTTATCAAAACAGATGTACCAAATGGTATGAAAATGTTTGTCAGAGCACCAATCAAAACTGCTATGGAAGGTGATTTCGACACTGGTAATGTTAGATACAAAGCTAGAGAGAGATATTCTTTTGGATTCTCAGACCCTAGAGGTATCTTTGGATCACCAGGTGCGTAATAATTAACCGAACTAAACAAAAGGGGGCTTTCGAGCCCCCTTTTTTTGTCTCTAAATTATGGAAAAAAAGTTTCACGTCAAAATATTTGCCTATGGCTATTTCATGCAATTTAACGTATTTTGCAGAGATTCCGCAATTAGTATAGAAAATGCTATAGTTGACAAAATCAGAAAAAATGATATAAAAATGGAGTATAACGCATTTTATGATGATAAATCATTGCGTGTAACATACGAGGAGATAGAAGATGGCGGAACTTCAAACAAAGATAAACAATCTTTACGAGGAGAAGAAATCTCTAAATCAGACATGGGACGAAGAGCATAACAAAGAAAATAAATATACTTTGAATATGGTCAAAATTGATAGAGAGATTCAAAACGTTATAAGAAAAATTAAGGCTGCAGAAAACGAATTAGCAGCAATATAGGACTTAATTTTAAAAACTCGATTTTATTCCTAAGGATTCCTTGCGCTTTTCAAAAAATTTATATATATTTAACTTATCATACAACTAATCAGAACATAGACTAGTATGATAGACGACCTAGAGACTATGTTCGTTAATTACTAGGAGTAAAATAAAATGGCAAATACTACATTTAAAGGCCCAGTGACATCTCTTAATGGATTCATTGGTGGCCCAAATAAGAATGCAGGTGATACGCAACAAGGTGGAAAAAACACTTATTCATTTGCAAGCACTTCAACAGTTACAGATGGAACTAATACTCTTGATGCAGCTGAAAATGAAGGCGTTTTAATCTATGTTGACAATGGAGCGGCAGGTGCTGCTATTTATGCTTTTTCAGATGGAACAAACTGGAAAAGAGTTGACACAGGTGGAAACATAGCAAGTTCATAATTAATTTATTGTGGGGCTATAGCCCCACATAATTCAAGGAGAAAATTATGGCTGGCGGAGGTTCATTTGCAAGTGATCAAAAATTTACAACGGCAACAGCTGATGGTGTTTTAAAAACTAAATCAGGTGGTTCAGTAAACATTGGCCCATGCAGAGTTACATACATATTAGCAACAGGTTTTACAAACGTAAAACTTTATGATGCAACAGGCGTAGATGCAACTAAATTAGAATTTGATTCAACATTTGGAAGCGAAGGTTTAGATGTTTTTGTACCAGGTAGTGGTATAAGATTTCAAACAACAATTTATGCAGATGTAACTGGAACAGGATCATTAACAATAGGATATACAGGATAATGAAAAGTGATGTAAAAGCAGTAAGAAAAACATCTACAGGTGCTGTGTTTGGAGGAAGAACAAGACTCAGAGGAATTATTTTATCTTCTAGTGGAGGTGCAGGAGCAGTGACT